CGGTGAGCAGTGGGCCGACCGTCTGATGGCCGCTCGCAATCTTGATCACATCGTTGTCGGCCATCAGTGAGCCCTCCACCGTTTGAGCGCCTTGCTGGCCCCGCCGAGCGACGAGTCAATGTTGAGTCGGATCGCCAGTTCCTCGGGCGTCACCGTTGCCGGGTCGGCGAAGTCGTAGTAGCCCGCCGCTTCGAGCGCGATCGCCAACGACTCGCCTGTGGCCGCTGCCGGATCGGCGATCGCGAACCAGCCGGCCGCCACGATGGCGTCGGCGATCTGCTCGGCGGTCGTTGCGGCCGGGAAGGGGAAGTACACGGGCTACCGCGCTGGCTTCCGCGACGTTCCCTTCGCGGACTGCTCGGGCTTCGTCTTCGCTTTCGCCGCCGTGCTGACGGCCTTGCCAAAGTCCTTGCCGCTCATCGTCCCCTTCACCGGCTTGCCCATGAAGCCGCCGCCGCCCTTTGCCATGATCGTTCTCCTTCCCTAGAACACGCTCGGCGCGTAACACCACTTGCAGCGGCGCTCGCCGGGCGGTGGTTCGTACGTCTGCGTGGCCGCGATCTTGCTATCGTCCAGGTTGCACCGCTCGTGCGAGCGGACCACGCTCTCGGTCAGTGTAACCCGGTGCCACGTCCCGTTGCGGGACTGGACGTAGTGGTAGGTGCCGACGAAGGTGGTCACGTCGTCGCCCAGCGCAGGAGGGCGCGGTAGCCGGCCCGGACAGCAGCGCCACCGATCGCCAGCCCGGCTGTCTCGGGTGCCTGGATTGCCGCGCCGAGGTCCATGATCTGGGTGACGGCGAGGGTGGCCGAAGCCGTGAGCAGGAAGTCGGCCACGAAGTCCTTGGTGAACTTGGTCCAGGTGCCGGAGCTGACGCCGGTGCCGTCCGTCAGGGTGGCGCTCAGGTTCACGTTGTCAACCTCCCCTAGCTGGCCGGCAGCAGGTGATCCGCAATGGTCTTGCGGTCCCGTGCGAGCTGGTCCTTGCGGATGGCCGCCTCGTCCGGCGTGCCGGGCGTGGTAACGGGCGGCGCTGGCGTGAAGGTCCCGTCTGCCTTCGGGTAGGCGCGCAGCTCACCGTCGGGCGCGCCCTTCGTGAACCAGGCGTCGGCCACGAAGCCCTCCAGCGTGCCCTGCATGACGACCTGCTGGTCCTCGTTGGCACCGACCAGACCGTCTGCGCCGTCATGGACCCGGTAGACGGTCGCGCCGTTCGGGCTGGTCGTGAAGATGCCGTCGGCGGCGAGCGGGTTCAGGATGCGGGGCATGGCTGGCTCCTGTGGTGGGGTCGGCGTGGCGAAGTATGGCGCGAACAGTTGCGTCTTGGCAAGGAACTCCGTGTCCCGGTAGAAGCTGATGTGCGTGTGCGTCTCGTGGCTGAGACTGCCCTGGCCGTTTCCCCAGCGGATCACGCCATCGACGCCTGACCAGCGCTCGACCCGGCCGGCGTCGGGGTTCCAGTAGATGACCTCGCGGACGAGGCCGTTGACCGGGAGCGTGGAGACGAGCCACTTGCTGAACTCGCGCAACTCGGTCAGCGAGCCGTCGAGCTTGCCGAGGTCGATGGCGCTGGCGGCCTCGGTCAGCCCGGCAACGTCACGCGGGAGTACGCGACTGTACGCGGTGTCCTTGAGCGCCGACTTGCCCAAGTGGTAGCTGACGCCCGTGTTCACGTGGTCGCCGTCGCCGACGATGCCGAGGTTCACGCCCCCCTTGCTGACCCAATAGGCGGCGAGGTCGCGGAGCGTGAGCGGGGCGAAGGTCACGGGAACAGCCCGCCCGGCCCGGTGATGGTCTTGTGGGTCGCCGCCGCGATCAGCGCCCAGACCATCGCAAGGATGCCCGGTGCGCCGACGATCGCGACCAAGGCCCGCAGCGTAGCGACAGTCGTGGTGATCTTGTCGATGCCCCGCTGGGCGATGACGATCTCGGACTCCATCAGCTCGACCTGCACTATCTGGGCTTTGACGTGTCCGTCGAACGTCTCGCGGCTGACGAAGGTGGCCGTGTCCCGGCGGGACTCCTCGCGAAACTTGTTCATGGCTTCCAGCCGCTTGTCGAGCGCAGCGGACGCCAGTGTGATCGCCTGTTCCTGCGCGGTGAACCGGGCGTTCAACGCTTTCATCTCGGCTTCCCGCAACTCGCGCTCGTGTTTGACCAGCGCCGCGCAAGCAAGGCAGGGGGCATCGGCGCTCATGTCAGGCGGTCATTCACGCACGGATCGTACCCTGCTCGTGCAAGGATGACAAGGATTTCAGGCGACCGACCAGACCTCCATGATCGCGGGCGCGTTTGGGTTAGCGACCAGCGTGCCGGTCCCGGCCGACTGGGCTGCCGCCCACTTGTAGGTATAGGAGTTGCCGGGTGTCAGACCGGAGATGTAGAAGGTCATCGAGCGGGCACCGTAGTTCTCGGAGCCCGAGCCAGGCTGGCGAGTTGCGAAAGACGCCGAGGTCGAGCCGGCGATGATCACGGCGGCTTCGCGCAGGCCCCACGACTGAATGGCGTTCGCCGTGGTGCTTGCGCCAGCTACGGCGTTCAGCCTGACCAACACCTTGCCCGAACCCGGCGCCGTAAAGGTTACGCTGGTCGCGGTCGTCGGAAGGTCGGCGAGGGTCGCGCTGGTGATGGAGCGGTCGCCCACGGTGTCCACGGTGTAACCGAGCATCCGGCCATAGCCCCACGACAGAGCTGACCCAGACGATCCCAGCAGCGTTCCAGACGCTCCGGCCGTGAGCTTCGCAGCCGTGTCGGCGCCGGAGCCAACGGCAAGATCACCGGCCGCGTCCCAGATAGCGTCGGCTGCCACACCGCCGGCGCCACCGATGCCCGTCACGGCGCCAGCCGAGTCCTTGACGTGAAGTTGGCCGTCTTCGCCCAGGAACAGGCGACGGTGATCGGCTGCCGGGTTGGTCAGCGTCGATCCGTCCGACAGGATCTCCTCGACGGTCAGGCTCGGGATCAGGATGTCGTCAATCTGGGCCATGTTGTCATCCTATGCTGTCCGCTTCCACATGTACACCACGATGTACGGCTGCACAACCGACGTGGCCGCACCTGGGGTATTCGTACCGGCGGGCGTGCCGGCCGTGATCGCGTCGTGCTGATGGGTCGCCAAGGCGTTGCCGGTGAAGACGTGGCCGTGCGAGGTCCCGGCAGCGGTCGTGCCGGTCGCCACGCCGCCGGTCGGGTTGGCTGTCGAGATCCCTGCTGCAGCCGAGCCGGAGGCGTTGGTATCGAGTTGCAGGAGGATCGCGCCGCCCGATGCCGAGGATGGGGCGTTCTGGACGTGGACGTGGTTGGGAACTTCGGTGTAGGTGTGGGTGTGCGCCGCCTCGGCCGCGTTGGTCCCAGCCGGTGTGCCAGCCGAGATGGCTGCGTGCTGGTGCGTACCGAGCGCGTTGCCCGCGAACGTCTGCGCCGAGCTGGCGACCGTCTTTGCCCCGCCTGTCTCCTCGACTGTATCGAAATCGGTATCGCCCGAGTCCAGCCCGACTAGCACCCGGCCCGTCCCGAAGGCGCTCCACGTCCCGCCGCCGAGCAACGTCGCCGGGCTGGTGGACACGACCGCGATGAAGACCGAGCCGATGGGCCAGGCGTCGATCGGATTGCCGCCACCGGCATGAGAGTGCAACGACGTGACGCCTAAGTCAGTCAGGTCGGTCCAGTTCGCGTCCGCCTCGCGGACATAGCCGGTGTGCGGATCAGCAGCGGCTTCGTGCACCGTTAGCGCTCCTGCTGCGGTGGCCTCAGCGGCGGCCTGTGTCGCTGCATGGGTCGAACCGGAGTGCGTGGCATCAACCGTGGGCGCGTCCATGAAGCCGCCGAGCTCGCCACCGGCCGCGACTTCCGACAGGTCCAGCTCGACCAGTTGGCCCGTAACATCGAGGCCTGTGCCCACCGTCACGGGGTCGTGGTGCGCGGACCCGCTGTGGACGCTATCGACAGTCGGAGCCGCCCAAGTCCCGCCCAGCTCACCGCCGGGCGTGGCGCCAACGACGATTTCGGCGGAGAGTCCGCCCTGAGCCGTACCCACGAGATAGTCAGCGGTGTCCGGCGCGTAAGCGTGGGTATGAGCCGTGCCCGACTTCTCGGTGTCCAGTTCCTCGATAGCCGCCTGCACGTCAGTTGCGGCAATCCCGCCGACGGGCGCGAAACTGACCGCCGTCGCGTCATGGGCGTCGGTCGTGTCTCCGGTGTGAGCGACAACGGCTCCGGCTGGTTCCGCGTTCCCGAGCCGGTCAGCCGGAACTTGTCCGGTTGCGTCAAGCGGCGCGTAACTCTCCTCGCGACTCATCCTGGCACCCAGCCGTACACCCAGTCGTCACCGTCCGGCGTCTGCACCGGATCGGGTGGGAACGTCACGCTTGGATCCATAATGACCTCCCAGCGACCGGCGTCCCGAATGACGCCCGTTCTGATGGTCGGGTTCGGATACGTGCCATCCAAATCCCCGCCGGCCGCGCCGACAGGTGTACCGGGAACCGTGATGGTCTTCTCTACCCCCGTCCCCGAAGCGGTCACGCCTGCGCCAACGAAGTCCAATCGGTTCGCGGTTGTCGCCAGCGGCGTGCCTTCGTCCTCGACGGTGAGCGGTGAGCCGATCGCGCTGTACGTGCCCAGCGCGGTCATGTCCACCCACAGGCCCGTCGCGGGGTCCACCTGCCAGATGTGGCCGGTCACGCTGTTGATCCACGTCACATCGGCGTCACCCGGCGGATCTACTGGGTCGGCGTCGTGGACCTCGACGTGCGTGACCCGGATGACGGGATCGCTACCCGTGATCCCGGCGTCCGGCTCGCTCTCCTCGGCCTTCGGCTGGAGGGTCAGGACCGTCTCGGTGTGCCCGTCGTCGTTGACGACCAGCACCCAGCCCCAGCACGTCAGGTAGTTGGTCGGCCACAGCGCCGTGTCCACGGGACCGCGCTGGATCAGGACCGGGAACGAGTCGCAGATGTCCCAGTTGTCCTTGATCGCGAGCTTGTCCACGCGCAGGCCGAGGCCGACTTGCTTGCCGATCGCGCCGACCTCCTGCGCGTAGCGGGCGGCTCGTCGCCGCAGGTCGTTCGTGTCGGCAATGTCCTGCCAGAAGTTGATCTTGGGCAGATTGCCGTAGCGCGTCTCGTTGTAGGTGGACAGCTCGCCAGTCGGCGGCGGGGTGCTGGCCGTGTGGTACTCGACCTGGAACCCGACCGGCGTCTTGCCGATGGCGAGTACGCGCGTCCCGAAGTCGCCGAACGGGATCGTCCGGTAGCCCTGCACCTGCGCGCCGTACTCCAGCTTGAGGTTCGGGCGATCGACGCCGGGGTTGTCCTCGACCTCGAACGAGTAAGCGGCGGTGTACGTCAGGTCGTCCACCCACGTCAAGGTCTTCACCACGCGCAAGCGTGTTCGCCGTCCGGTCCCGGCACGGTGACTGTCGAGCAGGCCCTTGATGAACGGCAGCCGCTCGCGCATCGTGGCGTAGATCGTGACGACCTCGGGCATGGACGCCACGGACACGGACGCGAAGAACCCGAGCGGACTGTCCGTGGTGGCGATGGCCCGTTCGAGCTGGTCGGTGACGATCTCGGTGATCGTGTTCTCGACGTACTTGGACCCGCCAGTGCCGGTAGGGTCGGACGGGTACAGTTCGGCCACCGCGTCGATCGCCTCGTCAGGGTTGAACCGCTCGTCCACGAGCACGCCGAGGATCCCGATGTAGTCGAGCCCGTAGAAGATCGTCTCCTGGTCGGTGGAGTCCATGTCCGTGATCCAGCCGACGTTCAGCTCCTTCCAGCCCTCGCCGGTGTACTCCTCCAGCGCCCAGTGCGTCTCCCACGGCAGGACGGCAGCGATAGCGGTGTGGTTATTCGGCAGCGTGAAGAACAACTCGCCTGCGTCGTTGTAGAACTCGCTAGCGCCAATGCCCTTGGCGTCCTCGATGGTGGCGACGATCGCCGCCGGCGCGCGCAGCGTTCCAGCGGCTCGGATCAAGATGCGGTGGCGGCTCATGGTGTTGCGTACCCGGTCAAGTTCGGTGACGAGCCAGGGTCAGGTTCCCAGCCCTTCGTCACGGTCAGGTAGCCGGACAGTTCGTTGCTCTCGGTGCCGCGCCGGTCGGTGGCGGTCATCGTCCAGTAGTACGTGCCAGGGCCGAGGCCACGGCCGTTGTACCACGTCCCGACCGCCTCCGAGTCAGCAAGTCCCTCGTACTGCCCCTCGGTCGCCCAGAGCAGGATGTCGGTGTCGAACGACCAGACCGTCTCGGTGATCTCCTCACCGACGACCAGATCGCCGGGACCAGCCGTAACGATCAGCCAATGACCGGAGTTGCCCACGCCTGTCGGGAGCGTCACATGAGAGCCCGTTGCTCCAACCGTCGCGTCAATACGAGCCGTGAGCACGTCGCCGGGAACGACCGCGATACCGGGCAAGACAAGAGACGTGCCGGCGATGATCTCGAAACCGTGTATACGCAACCCGCCGGTTGTCGTGTTGGCAGAAGACCCGATTGACCCGCCGTTGTTGCGTACCTGGAAGGTGAACGTATGCGAACCGGACACGATTTCCGAAACCGAGCAAGCCAACGTCACCGTAACCGTCCCGGTCGCGAGTACTTCGATCCCGGTTCGCTCTGCCAGAACGCCAACGTAGGCGAGCGGTCCGGCCAACGGGTAAAAAGCGTCACCAGCTTTCGGGTTGTCTCCGTCGTTATCCCAGTTGATCGCCCAGTTCTGGGCAGCGTGGTCAGGTGTCGCGTCCTCGTTGTTGTCGTTCGGGCGCGTCACCCTGGCCTGTGCGTTCCCCATGTACGGCTCGTCGTCCACCGTAACTACTTCCTCGCTCACGGCTTTGTAGAGCCGCACGTAGAGGCGATGAGGCCGATCCCCGTCCGCGTCCGAGTACGCTGCCCCGAAGAACACGTGACGCAGCGTCTCGAACTCGGGGAAGTTCGTTGGCAGCGTCGAGGTTGACAGGACTGGCGCCACTGACGCGAAGGCGAACACCGCCTTGCTCGACCACGCGGTCCACGAGCCGAAGTTGTCGCGGAGTCTGACCTGCCAGCAGTAGTCGCCCGCCAGGTCGATCGCCGGCGGGAGGGCGACCGTATAGGAGTCGGCGTAGGAGTCCGCCGCCGTCACCGCGCCCGAAAGCGTCCACAGGGCTACTTCTCCAGTGTGCGATGTCTCATGCCGGAACAGCTCGATCTCGACCAGCTCGACAATGTTGTCCTCACGGTCCAGCCCGGCGCGCGTCCAGAGTCCCGTGAACACGGCATCGACCAGCGTGCTGATGCTGGCCGCCGGCGCGGTCTGCGTGACCGTGACCATCAGATGAACGCTTCGTGGTACGTCCCCGTGATCGTGGAGGCGCCGACGGTCCCGGTGGTGAAGACCTCGTACGAGCCACCGCCGGGCGGCACGATCGGGAAAGTGGTCGCGGCGTCGTGGGTCACGAGGTCGTTGCGGACGGTGGTCACGCCAGACACCGTGCGCTTGAGCACCTGGTTCTCGCCGTCCCACACGAGCGTCTGGGCGCCCGTTCCGTCAGCCGTGATCGTCATGTCCGTCCCGGCGCCGACGTACCGGACAGTCGTGAGCGTGCTGGCAGGCAGAACGATGGTGATGGTCAGCGGCGAGTTGTACGTGCCACGGTTGGCGAGGTCGCCCGTTGCGCCCAGCGTGGCGCTGACGGCATCCTCAACGTACAGGCGTGGATCCTTCGCCTCGACATCGCACGCCCACTGGACGCCGAAGCCCTTGGCGTCGAGCCCCCCCGTACGGTCCCGGTTCCACGGGAACGCCGGCGTGCCCAGCGGACGGATCAGAAGGTAGAGCGACTTGACGCTATCAGGCCAGTCGTCCGTGCGATCCGTCGGCTGGGAGAACGCCAGCGGGAGGAAGCCCATGTTCTCGTCGTCGTCATCGAACGCCAGGGTTGGCGTCAGCGCGGCGATCAAGTCGGTCAGGCGATCGAACGTGTCTCCGCGCGTAGCCCCGTAGATCGTGCCGCGCATCGGGAACCGGCGCGGCCCCAGCCACACGTCCAGCCCGGCATCGTTGCCGTCACCGCGCGCCCGCTTCTCGGTGTACCCAACGCCACGGACGCTCGTCCAGTCGATGCTCTCCAGGATGCAGCCGACAAGCGGACCCGCGGGCGCGTTCCGGTCGCCGTCATTGAGGTCGAACTCCCGGTACGTGACCGACTCGTGCGGGTCGAACACTAGGGAAGCTCACGCATCTCCGCGAGCTGCTTCCGCCGACGGTCCCAGCGCGCCTGCCAGAGTCCAACGGCGTTGATCAGCCCGGCGGTGGACACATCCGTATTGTTGGCCTGCTGCTGCCATTGCGCGAACAGGACCCGCTCGTTGAGCAACCGCTCGAAGCCGTGGAAGACGGCACACTCGCGCATCGCGTCCTGAGCGTCTTCGTCCAGGTCCGTCGTGTCGCCACCGTTGACGAGATGCGTCCACGGCTTGTAGCCCCAGACGCGGATCGTGTACGCATCGGTCAGGGCGAACTGGGAGACGTTGTAGGGGAACTCCAGCGTCCCGTTGAAGACCCGCCAGCCGGCCTCCGAGGAGTTAACGTTGCTCTCGCTCGCGAACGGCACGCGATACCGGAACTTCGGTGGAGTCGTGTCCCAGATTTCGACGCGCGTGGCGGACACCTTGCGCCCAGTGGCGGTGAGCACGTACGTCTGATCCCCGGTGGCGGCGATGTCCTCCTGGAACGGCTGCGGCGTGATGCGGGACAGCTCAGTGATGGCCGAGTTGATCAGGTCCGTAACCATCGCGGTCGTGAACGCGTTGTTGTTCGTGTCGCGCAGGTCACGCGAGACAGCCGTGATCAGCTCAGTGAGGGTTGTCACGCCGCCATCCTACTGCCCTCGCGCTCCGCAAGCAAGGCTCGCATCGCGGAATAGGATCCGCGCGCCTGCTTGTATCGCTCGAACAGCGCCTTGTCGGTCGCGTTGTAGGTCAGCCTCGCTGACGGGTGCCAGAGATGCCAGAGCTTGCCCGTGACCCGCAGCCAGCCCGTGGACACCGCGTCGAGCGCCCAGAGCATGGCGTTGTCCTCGAACCCCCAGCCCGTGAACCGCTCGTCGTAGCCCTCGATCTCGTCCCAGACCCGTCGCGGGTAGACGACCACGCCCGAGGGGCGCTTGCGGTGGTTCTGGTCCTCGCACCACGACCCGTCCCACTTGGCGACGTTCGGTTCGAGCATCGCCAGGAGCGTGCCTGCGTGGGACAGCGGCCAGTAGTGATCGTGCGGGAGGACGACCTGGTTACGCTGGTACGCCAACTCCAGCGCCAGCTCTAGCGTCTCGATCGGGATGATGCAGTCGGCGTCGATCATGGCCGCCACGTCCCACGCGCCGGCGTCCTGCGCTGCCTTGTTACGGCTTGCCGTGCGTGAGAAGGCGAGCGTATCGGCGTCCCCGAGTGTGACCGCTATGCCACTCCGTTCGTAGTGGTTCACGACGTACGCCAGGTTCCGCTCCCGATCCGGGTTGCCCGGTCGCCACGGGATCAGGATGACCGCCCTCACCGGAGCGCGCGGGCAGCTTTGGTTCGTCCATCGAGCTTCTTCGGTGGGCGACCGCCCTTGTTCTTGACGGGGACGGTAGACTTGGCGTCCACGCCGGGGGTAAGGGTCGCCACCTGCTGTCGGCGTGGCTTCTCCGCTACCGCCGCCACCTTCGGTGTCGGCCAGTGCGGACCGTGGTGCGTGACCAGCCCGTACACCTGCTTGGCGAGCGTGGGTCGGCTGTGCCGGTCGCTGATCGTGTACTGACCGTCAGCGGTGACGACCACGCGCTGGACGACGGAACCCTGCTTCGTCCGAGCGAGCACGATGCTGCCGACCTCGATCCTGTCCGGCTGACCGAGCACGATCACGTCACCGTTGGGGATCTCGGGAGCGAGCCCGCTACTGCGGAGGCGAGTCATCACCAGGTAGCCCTTCGCCAAGCCGCCGATCGCCTCGGGCAACGATCGCACGACGTTCGGATCGGTTCTCGACCACGGCTCGGGTGGCCTGTACTTCGTCAACATCGGCGACCCAACTTCCTCTCTGGCGGCCTTCTCGCGTAGGCGTGCTGTTGGCGGAAACGGAGTTGGCTTGTACGGGACGGTCACGTAATCCCACACCGGGCGCGGCAGTCCGGGGACATCATCCTCCTGTCCGGTCCGCGCGACAACCATCAGACGGTCGTTGAGGAACGCGCGGCTGTCGAGAACCTGCTTCTCGGTTCGGAACAGCGTCCGGTGCTCCACGAGGAACGAAACCGGCAACCTCGCGTCGGCCTTGCCGCCGTAGTGCATCTCGGTCGGCGGGCCAGAGCGCGACCCCCAGTAGAACCAGTGCTTTCCGCGGACCTCGAAGTTCGGCACCGACCGGAACAGGACCGCCATGTCGAGCGTCGTGCCCGCCACGTCCTTGTGCCAGTTGGTCGCTGCGCTCTCGTCCAGCGTTCGGTCCGGGGCGAGCGGCGTGGTGAAGTCCACGCTCACGAAGCGCACCCACTCGGACATCGCCTCCAATGCCGCACGCGCCGCTACGCGGTCGGTGTGGACGATGTGGTCCGCATCCACGACCAGAACCCAGTCGGAGCCGTTGGCGGCCTCCCTGAGCAGGAACGTGCGCTTGGCGACTTGGCCCGCCCACAGCTCGTCGGGCTGAACGATAACGCACTCGATCCCGGCCGCCTTCGCGGCAGCGCGGATGGCGCGCACCTGCGAGACGGGACTCTTGATCGTCGCGTCGGGGTAGCGACGATATGCCCCGTCCACGGCGACCAGGCGGTCGGCGATGTTCCCCAGCGCCAACACGCAGGCGGTCAGAAACTTCGGTGACTCGTTCCACCACGCCAACGCCGCCGTGACGATCATGGCTTGCGGACCACCACCTGCACTTCGATCCCGTCGTGAACCAGCTCGCCCTCGACAACCTCACAACCAAAGACGCGCGTGAACAGCAGGGTCAGGCTCGCCAGGCTGAAATGCCGGAGATGCACGAAGCGGTACGGGTAGGCCGGGTCGAGGTACGGGGCCAGGTCCTCGTTGTTCGGCGAGCGGATGACCAGGTGGCCGCCCGGCTTGAGAACCCGCAGCAACTCCGCGATCACGGTGTTGAGGTCGAGGACGTGCTCAAGCACGTCGGTCGCCACCACCACGTCGAACTGCACGTCAAGGTACGGCAGGCTCTCCAGCTCGCCCCAGACGACCCTCGCCTCGATCCCGCGCTCAACGATCAGGTCGAGGTACGGCTGGGCGAAGTCGCACCCGAACAGGCGGCGGTCTTCGACCCGTGCCAGCAGTTCGCCGATCCCGCAGCCGGCGTCGAGCATGACATCGTTGGGCTGGCTGTACTTCTCGATGAGCGCCAGCGTAGCGGCAATCGTCTCCTCGACCTGCTCGGGCGGCTGCCACGGGTTGCCACCGCCCGACGACCGCCAGTGGGCGATGTGGTCGGCGGCGATCTGGTCGTAGTTGGCCCGGTAGTCGGCGCGCATTCAGGACGCCACGACAGAGGTTTCGTTGATGTCCCGACACTCGTAGTCCCAGACCGGCTCAGGCAACCCTGGCAGGGCGTCCTCCTGCCCCGTCAGGCGAACGACCAGCGTCCGGTCGTTGTAGTAGCCGCGGCTCGCCAGCATCCGGGCCTCGTCGCGGAGCAGGACGGAGTGCTCCATCCAGTAGCCGTCAAGGTGGACGGCCTCGCAGACCTGACGGCCATCGGGGACCGCATAGCTGTTGCCGCCGTACTCGTACCAGAAGCGACTCCCGTCCTTGACCGCGCTGTACCACCAGTGGAACCGCTCCACTTGCATGTCGGGATAGACCCGGAACAGGTGGATGAACGGGAGCACCTGATCCGGCAGCTTCTCGTGCCATTGCGTGGCCGCGGACGGACCGGGCAGCGTCCGCACGTCCACGGTGTAGACATCCACGTCCGGGTTGGACGCGAGCGTGGCCCGGACCGCCTCGCGGTCGGCGTGGACGATCATGTCGGCGTCAACGACGGCGACCCAATCGGAGCCCTTCGCCGCCTCGCGCATCAGCCGCGTGCGCTTCTCCGGCTCGCCGCGCCACAGGCGCTTGGGCGTGATGATCCACGGCTTGATCCCAACGTCCATCGCGGCGCGGACAATGGCGTCAGCCTGCGCCGGATCGCTCTGCGCCGTCGCGCCGGGATACCGCTGGTAGGCTCCGTCGATCGCCACCACGCGGTCGGCGATGTCCCCCAGGGACCGCACACAGGCGGCAAGATCCTCGGGCTTCTCGTTCCACCACGCGAGCGCAGCGGTGACTTTCATCGGACGGCGAGGAGGTCGTACCACCAGTTGCGACCGAACGGCTTGGCGGGATCCGGCACGTAGCCGATCCGGTCAGCGACAAACGAGCGCACCGGCTCGACCTGTGCCCACTGGACGAACGGTGTCGGGAAGCCCATCTTGTCCCGACGGTCGATGATGGTATCCGGCACGATCCCGCGCACGGCTGCCCGAAGGTGCCGCTTCCCGATCCGCTCGGTGATCGGCAAGGCCAGCGCGTACTCGTGGATGCGCTGGTCGTTCAGTGGTGCCCGCGCCTCAAGGTTCCACGCCGCGCACATCGCGTCGTCCACGGCCAGCAGGGCTGGCAGGCGCTCGTAGTCGTACGCCAGCGCGCCGGCGAGATCGCGCGGGTAGTCGGCCGGGAGAACGTAGTGCTCGTAGCCCTCCGGCGGCATCTCGCCCGCCACGATCGACTGCCGGGCGTAGCCGCCAAACAGTTCGTCCGAGCCCTCGCCCGACATGAGCACGTCCACGTACTCGCTGGCGTAGCGGGCCACGATGTACTGACCGAACGCGCCCGTCCCCCACGGCCCGGTCACGTGCTTGGCGAACGCGTCGAACGCGGACACGAAGTCCTCGGGCGTGATCTTGACCGCGTGGTGGTTCCGGTGGGCGACCAGCCCAGCGTAGTACCGCTCATCGAACCCCGGCACGTCGTACCAGCCCGTAAACGTCGGCAGGTAGGCCGGCGCCAGGCACGCCACCGTGGACGAGTCCAGCCCGCCCGACAGGCTGATGCCGACGTTGCCGTCGAGCCGGTCGCGGATCGAGTCAAGGATCAGCGGAACGAGCACGGTCATCCTTTCAAGTGGGTGTACACGTCCATGACGCCATTCGCTTCGTACCAGCGCACGGCCCGCTCGATGCCGACGTTGAGCGGCGTCTTCGCCTCCCAGCCGAACTCCGCCCTGGTCCGCATCGGATCGAGCAGCAGAGTCGCCACGTCGTCGGGGCCACGCGGGACGATCGCCGGCTCGGGGAACGCTACGCCCATCGCCTGGCCCACCGCAAGGTAGACGGCGCTGATCGGCGCGTCCGCACCGGACGACACGTGGTACACGCCATCGCCTTGCGTGGCGGCCTTGACCGCGACCCAGATCAGGTCGTCCACGTACATGAAGTCGCGACGGCTATCGACCACCGTGCAGGGCTCGCCCGCAGCGAGCCGCTTGTAGAACGCGGGAACGGGGCCGGACAGGTTGCGCGGACCGTACATGTTGGCGAGCCGGAGGCTCACGTACGACACGCCCGAGTCGCGGATGTAGCTCTCGGCTGCCGTCTTGCTCACCGCGTACGAACCACGGGGGTCCAGCGGCGCGTTGATCTGGACGGGCGTGACGGGGTTCGGCCCGTAGCACAGTGAGGTCTGGAAGTAGACGATCCGCGAGTCGTGCCGCTGGGCCTCACGGATGACGGCGATCGTCCCGTCGAGGTTTGTCGTGGCGTCAGACTCCCACGCCTCGCGGTCCTTGTAGGACGCGGCAGCGTGGTAGATCACGTCCCACGGACCGGGCGGAATGTCCTCGCGGATGTCGCCGACGATCAGGTGCGCCTGGTCCGGCACGTTGCCCTCACGGCCCGTCGAGAGGTTGTCGATCCCGTAAACCTCGTGACCGTGATGCAGCAGGGCTTCGGCGAGACGAGAGCCGATGAACCCAGCCATGCCCGTGATCAGGACGCGCATTGTGCCCGCTCCTTCGTGCCAAGTGAAAAGCCCTCCGCCGGGCACTACGGCGGAGGGCTCGTTCATGCTACCCGACCGGAGGTCAGGCGGCGGACTCGATGCGAACGTAGCGAGCGCCGTTGCTGTCGATCAGCGCGGCACCGAACATGGCCTTCCAGCCAACGCTCGCCTTCTGGTTCAGCGGGTCGGCCTTGTCGGCCCCCCGATTGAAGTAGACGCGCATCGTCTGGAGGTCGCCGAACGCCCACGCGTCCTGACCGTAGACGATGGTGGAGTACACGTCCACCGAGCCCGTACCGGAGTCGGCCTGGATGCCGGCGTAAGCCGACTCCATGAACCGGACACCCGCGTAGCGGCCCAACTCGCCCGCGAGGAGCGGACGGTTGTCGGTGTACTTGTTGGCGTCCATCCAGCCGCCCGTGTCGTCGTCAATCATCAACTGATAGACGGCTTCTGGGTGGATGATCGCGTGGTAATAGCCGTCGGGGAAGCGTGGGACGCTACTCCCGGCCAGGGTCGCGACAGCTCGCTTGATGTTGGCTGCGACCAGTACGTCACCGGCGGCGACATCGCTGGTCTGAGTGTTGGACGTGCCCGCAAAGATCGTATTGGACGTACCCGCCTTGAGGATGTTGGCGATGTACTCGTCAATCGTGGCCTTGGCGTTGAACGCCACGCGATCACCGGCGACCGCGATCAGGTCGTGGGGCGACTCCGCCATCGCGATATCCGAAATCCCGACAAGCCGACCCGCCTGGTAGGCAGCCATCTCGTCGTAGGTGATCGCGAGAGCTTCCTCGGTGGGAGCCACGCCCTGCGTCAGCCACGGCGGGGTGCCGGGCGACGGGGTGCCAGTGTCGATGCTGAGATCGGTGTACGCGATGAAGCGCATCGTGCCGTTGGTCCCGGCGACGTAGGTCGCCTTGAGCGCATCCTGAAGATGGACGAGCCCCGAACGAAGCTCCTCCACGATCCTGCGCTGGATGAGTTCGACAACCGTCTTGTCGAAGTTGGCCGTGCCCGTCTGGAGCAGAGTCATGTCACGCGTCTTTCTGCCCGGTCAGGGCCGGGCGCCCACCGTGGCGACTCCAGTCAGGAGTCGAAGGCCATCGTCTTGAGGCGAGCGAGGATGTCCTTGCTCGTCGTTTCCTTCCCGGCGGAAGGCGATGCGTCCCTCGGCGCGCGCATGGCTCGCGGTGTCTCGGCTTCGGACTCCTCGCCGCTGTCCTTGAGCATCGCTTCGAGCTTCGCCAGCCGGACCTCATCGGTCACTTCGGGGAACTCGGCGCGTGCCGTCGGGTAGAGCTTGTTGAGGAGCTTGGCTTCGGCTGCCGTCTCGGCCTCCGCTGCCCGCCGTTCTGCCGCCTCGGCGCGTGCCTGGAGCTTGGCTGTCTCCGACATTCCGGCCTGCTGCTGCTCGACTTCCTTGGCGCGATACTTCGCGTTCTCGGCTTCGAGGGCTGCGGCCTTCTGTTCGGCGACGGCCCTGGCTGCATCCGCGCCGGCCTGTCGCTTCCGCCAAGTGGCGATGTCTGCCTCGTTGCCCAAGCCCTTCTGCTCGGCGACCTGTTCGGTGGCCGGCGCTTCCGGGGTTGTCTCCGTGGCTCCATCCGCGACTTGCTCTGTCATCGTGCCTCCATCCTACGCTGTTCTTGCGCGAGTACGCAAGTACCTACTTGTTCAACTGCTTCGTCAAGTCAACGAAGCTGTCCCGAAGGACCTGTTCGAGATTTTGCTGGGGGGTCGGGACGGCGACAGCGCCCGCAGGCGCTCCGACCGGCTGCTTCATCAACTCATCCAACGTAATCGACACAGGCGCCTTCGTGTCTTCTTCCGGCTTACCGGACAGTTCACCCAACCCACCGATCCCCGACAAACCGCTCTCGATCTGCGAATACGGTCGGAGAATACTCGTGTACTCAACCACCCTACGAACCGTCCGACCGAGGTCGATCTCCTTCGCGGGCAACCCCTTCGCGACCCGCTTCTCGTTCTCTATCGACTGCTCCACGATGTCGCGCGCCCACGTCGGCACCGACGCCCCGACGTTCGTCGGCCACGCGGGGATGAGATAGGAGAGCAGCCAGAGCGCCGAGTTACGACCGATGTTGTCCAGCATCTTGTCAAACTCGGGATCCCATTCGCGCTGGATCGCAATGGACTTGCTGACCTCGTTGAGCCCGTACGCCATCGCTCCGGTACGGAGCCCGAACGGCTCCTTGGCGATGAACCTGACCAACTCGGGCAACACCTTGCCCCACATGTACGACGCCGGATAAATGCCAAAGAAGGGATGGTTCAGCGACCGCTCCAGGAACGACCGGGTGCGCTTGTAGTAGAGCAGCCGGAACGCGTCTTCCTCAGCGAGCCGCATCCCCTCGGCAATCTTGTTGAGCATGAGCTGTTGGCTCATGTTGTACGGCACCGCGCCCTCGGCCGGAATCTGGAGCACGTCTTCGAGCAACTTCGAGTACGCAGGACTGTCCGCCCACAGGCCCTTCGCCACGGCGTCTTCGGACCAGACCCGGAACTGGCGGTACAGCCGCTCTACGTCAGCGTTCGCGTCCGGTACACCCGACGCGACGCGCGCACGGAGAGCGTCAGCGAGGCCACCCGCCCGGACACCGAACTGCTCCAGCAACAACTCCCGACCGGACGGCGCGAGATGCGTCTCGAAAATCTTGGCGAGCTGGTCCACGAGATCGGTCGTCGTCCCGCCCTCGGCCGGCGCGCGGAGTACGTTCAGCGCGCCCCGCAGGTTGTCCACGACCGTAGCGCCACGCGCGCTTTCGTCCACGCTGTCCTTGAATACTTGCGACAAGAACTCAACCGGACTCATGCCGTGTGCCTTGCCCGCGCGTGTCGCGAAGTTCTGGAGCGCCCTGATCTCCGCCGGTGACGCGTCGAACTTGCCCTTGATCTGCACCCAGAAGCCGTCGTAGTCGAACTCCAGCGCCCGCTTGGCACGGGCGATGTACTCGGGGTTGTAGCCGTGCGACCGCATGATCCGGGCAACAGAGTGCTTGCCGGCCGTCTCGTCCCACGTAACCGTGCCATTGCTGAGTGCGGCCTTGAGGTCCTTCGCCGACGTGATCGTCTTGAGTTCGTCAACTTGGATCGCCAGATCCTCGGCTAGCCGGTCAAGCTGAATCGGCCGGAGTTCGCCAATGTTCTCGGGCCGGAACGGATCGCTATTCGTCGCCCGCGAGAAATCAGCGTTGGACTGCCCAGGGCGAATGATGTTGTTCACGTGAACGTCATTCGCCAACGCCATCTCGGCAAGGTACTGCTCGGCGATCTCGTTGTCGGACATGTTCCGGCCGGCCTGCCGAATGTAGTCTCGCGTGATGTCGTCCCACACGCCGGGCGTGAACTCCTCCATCGCCTCCTTGACGATCCGCCCAACCGCCTGACGCTCAACCTGGAGCTGGCTGATACGGCGCTGCATCCCAACGTTGGTGAGGCCGTCGAGAACACCCTTATTCGGCAGCCGGCTCAGGCCACGCGCCGCCGCCTGTCCGCCCGCCATCACCGCGTAAGACTGCTCGGCCATCTCAATCAGATCGGCAGCGCGCATCACGCCCGTCTCGGCCATCCGCTCGTTGACCCGAGCCGCCACCCGCTGCGCTTCGTTCATCGAACTACCGAAAACAGGCCGGATCCCGCGAGCGACTAGCCAGATCGGAGCCTCGATCTTCTCCTGCATCTGGAAGATCGGGTTCCGGGCAAACTTGATGTCCGGGTACGTTCCCTCGGCGATAGCACCAGTGAAGTTACCCTTGAGGCCCAGCACCGTCTTTGCCCGGCCGGTGAGCTTTTGCGTCATACCGACAATCGAGAAGTCGCCCTCGAAGCCGTCAAGAACGAGGTTCCGCAACTCACGCGAGTTCAAGATCCCCTCGTCCACGAGCCGCGGCGGGATCAGGTCGGCCGTCCGGTTCCAGAGGTCCTGCTCCTTCAAGGCACGAACCGTATGTCCGTCGATCTGGGCTGCCTTGCGAACGGCGACGAATACCTGCCGAGCCTCGTACTCGGTCATGCCGCCCTTGATCGTCAAGCCCTCGATCTTCGACGCCTTCCCGTAAACAGCGTGGCGAACAAACCGCTGCTCTGCGTTCAAGACAATCTCGCGCGTACTAGTCATCCGGCGCCACGTGTTGGCAGCGTTTTCCAGCGCATCCACGATGCGTCCGGGAGCTTCGCCGATGAGCGCCATCCCGGCCTTGTTGTAGACCAGCGCGCTCATGGGCCGGAAGATGTTGCCGTCATGGGTCACGTGGTCGTTCCAGACCTCGTACGACCCGAACGCCTTGCCGGTCAGCGGGTCAACGTCGATGCCCCACTTGAGGTCGTCGGGCGGCGTAAAGCCAAGGTCGCGGTCCGGGTAGCGCGCCTTCCACTCCCTGATCGCATCGGGCATGTGAGCGAGTTCGCTGTCCGTGAGCTTATGCGGCAACCCGCCCTCATCAATCTTCAACCGCAAGTGAGCGATCGTCCTCTCCATGTCAGCCGGACGCTCGGAGACGGTAATGTAGCGGAGCGCCGGGAACCGCTCCTGATAGTCACGGATGACCGCACCCTGGTACTTCCGCAGAACCTCGTCATCGGTACCCGTAAACTCGGTCCGCATGACCGCCATGTCCGGCGGATCGTCCAGCATGGCCACGAGATCTTCGAGGTCCCTGTCGCCCAGCGTTGTCCGGTTCATCGGGTTCAGGCGGTTGAGGTTGGTCGAACCCGTGTACGGCTGATTGACCGCCACTTGCCACGCCTTGAGAAAGTCGTTCTCCATGTGCCCGTACGCAATAGCGTGCCAATACGCCTGCGCGTCAGGGTTCATCTTCTGGAAGTCAGCCAGGAGGTTGCCCGACAACTGCTCTGCGTACCCACGTTCAAGCCGACGCACAATACTCTCTTGAACAGCATCGGCACCCAGACGGTCAAGATCCTCGATCTGCTGACGCACAAACGCCCTGATACCCGGATCAACACTCGGAGGCGGCAACGCATCGAGAAACGCGTTGATGGTCCTTTCGTTGCTGTCCCGCGCGAGCTGACTCCAGAGATACCTAACCTCGGGAGCGTAGTCCGGTGGAGCAGGCACCAGGCGAGCCACTTCATCGACTGTCGATTTCAACTCCTGCGGCGTGAGCGTAACCTTGCCAACCTTCCGCATCTCCTCGCGAGCGAGGCGAGCAAGGTCCGGCGCAGCCTCCAGTTTCAGAAGTTCACCCATTACCTCATTGATCGGTGTACGGCTCAGTTCCTCGCCCCCCCCAAGCCCGATCAGCCCGTCCCGGTGCTGGCGCAAAATCAACCGCCGGGTGGCGTTAGTCGTGTACGTCTTCTCCGCCGACAGGACCGTATCCTGAAACCCCTGCCCGAACATGCGCGCGTACGCGAGTTGCGGAAGCGCCTGCCCGCCAACCGATTCACGAAACGCCCGAACGGACGACTCGGAGATCACGTCCAGCACCGCCTCGCCGACAACCTTGTTCTGCCCGATCGCGTGCAGCGGGTCGATCGCGTACCGAACCGCCTTGGCGATCTTGCCCATCTGAGACGTTTCGAGCGGCGTGTACACCTTCGAGCCATACCACCGCAGGAAGTCGCTCGCAGTATCCGTCTCGGCAATCTTGCCGAGTACGTCAAACTTGCCTGCCGCGCCACCCGTCTTGGCGATCAAGGACGGGTCGCCCGCCAGCGCCGTTCGCCGCACAAGTGCCTTCCCGGCAACGCCCAGCTTCGTCAGCCCAACCGCACCGACCGACCCCCAAACGCCAGGGTCAAGCGCGAACGAAGCTGCGGTCTGCAACGCCCGATCATGCGAGTACCCGGACTCGTTCGAGGCGAGAAAGTCAAGCGCCTTGTCCGGCGACCAGGCTCCCGACTTCCACATGTCAAACGCCAGTTGCTCCTCGGGGTGAAGTTCCATGCCGGCTGCCGACGCTGCCTCGATCCACTGGAGCCGGTTCAAGCCGTCAGCCTTCGGCGTCCCGGCAACATACCGCTGCATAGCACGACCGCCAGCCGAGAAAATGCCCAGCACGCGACCCACCGAGTCGGCCAGCGATCCGGTTGGCGTCTGGAGGTCGTAGAACAGGTTGGGGTTCTTTTGCTGATCGAGGTACGCCTGCTCTTGCAGCGCCCCGAACATCAAATGTTGCGCACGACCAGCAAAACCTGACTCAGCCTCGATCTGGGTTGCATACTTCGCCTGAATCTCCGGGCTGACCTTAGCCCGGTACTGCTCGGTCAGGTCTTTGTTGCCGGACGGGATACGCTCCAGGATCGTCCCGACCGTGTTGATCGCCACGCGCGGGATCGTGCCGAGAAACTGTCCGACCGGATTATCCCCGATGAACCGGCCAATATCGCCGACGACCGGAATCCCGCCCAGCAGCGACCCCTCTTTCTTGAACAGCGCATCTCCAAGCTGATCAAGAAACGTCTGCCCGCTCAGCAGCGACTCGCCCAGAGACTCCGCAGCACCGCCCGGCGACGTAACATCCACGTTGAACACGCCGGGCTTGATATCCAGCATAGGTTCCGCCACCGGAGTCGGCTCGGCAAACCCGCCACCACCGGACGACTCCCACCACTCCTTCGGCGCAAAGTCGCCACCGCTATCGCTTCCGCTATCGGGCGCCTGATCCCAGTTGATTGCCACTGGTTAGCGGGAATAGGTCGGCGGTGGCGAGCCGCCGTAGTATTCGTCAGCCAGGGGCACAACAAACGGATCGGCTACGGGCGCGGGCGCAACATTGGTCACGTTCTGCGGCAGCGGAGCGACCCACGGTGTCGGCGACGGAGCTGTGATCGCCTCCTCGAACGGCATCGTGTACATCTGCGTCGGAGCCACCGGCGGTGCGGTGTAACCCGGCACTGTCAGTTCGGTCGGCGTCTTGATCAACAGGTTCGGGACCGTCACCGGCGCCGCGTACTGCCGGTTCATGTACTCAGCCAAGTTCCCGAACTCACCGACAGGATCACGCGTAGGCGACCGCGAAGGCACACCCTGCGGTGATGGTGACGTGAACGCTGGCTCAAACGACTGTGGATTGTACCGCTGACCGATCTTGATAGCGTCGTTCTCGTAGCCCTGCACGCTGTTGACCGCCATCTGGTACTCAGACATGACCGCCGCGTACTTCTGTTCGGCTGTCATCGGCGTCCGGTTCAGACCAGAAGCTGGGTCAGGGATTACGCCACCGGCAGACGCAACCGCACGCGCCTCGGCCTCGACCACGGCGCGGAAGTTCGGATCATTCTGGAGCCTGTACAGCGTTACTGCGCCATCCGCGCCAGATTGAGCCCAGGCAATCGTCGGCGACAGATAGTCCATCTGCGGGTTGACGCCAGCCGCATTACGCACGGCATCAAACGCTTGGCGCGGATCGTAAATCAAGTCCTTGACCGCACCATTCGCGTCCTTGGTTGCCGTCAGCGCCACGCCCGGAACACTAGAAACATCAAGAACGAACGTGCCGTCCTTACCCTGCGTGAGCACCGCCCGAGTATCCCACGGTGACTCCGTTGTATAGCGAGTCGTACCCAACGCATCCACGTACTGATAGAGGCGAACCTTCTCGCCACCGAAATAGGCATCGAACACGCTGCCGACAACATTGCTCGGGATCGAAATCTTCGCCTCTTTGCCAGTCGCAGGATTCCGCATCACCGTCTCAATGCGCATCGGCGCCACGTACACCATCGCCGGACCCAGACCAGCCGACTGCGGCACGAACGCAACCTGAGCACCGAACTTCTGCGCCTGTTCGATCGGAACAGCACCAATCCGATTTCCGCCAGGACGCAACTCGAAGCCGGTCGGTACGCCAAACTCACCCTTACCAGTTGTCCCGCCAAACGCCCACACATGCGTCTGAGCAGCCACAAGTTCACGCTGCTGGTAGGCAAACTCAAGATTGGCCCGCAATATCGCGTTCTCAGGTTTCGAGCGTTCAGGATTGACCGTCTCGGTCCCGATAAACGCCTCCTGCCACGTCGGCATCGACGGGTCGAGGTTCATCTCGCCAACAATCTTCTCGCGCGTAAAGTCATCCACCGGATTCTTCGGATCAGTGATAAGTGCGCCGAGCGCCTGCTGGAAGTTCTCCCAACCCTGGACGAGTTCATCAGGAGAAGCAAAGCCACCCGCCACCGCCTGCCACGTTCGCTTGGCAGCCATGTACGCCTCGGCGGTATCCCACGTCCCCGACTGACGAGCCAACTCACCCGTGTCAGTCATCTCCTTGATGATCGCGTTCTGCTCGGTCTTCGTCGTCGCCTGCGCAAGTCGAAGCTGAAGCCCCTGCCACTTCTGGCGAAGCGCATTAGCGAAGTAGTCGCTTGAAAGCTCGCCGCTGAACGATGGATCGAGCCGTTTGATTTCATCAAGAACCATCTGACCCGTAATCGGGCCGTTCGGACCCATCATCAGCGTCTCGCCAGGAGCCGCATTGAGATCAGCGATGATCTCTCGCATCTTCTCGGGATCGGTCAACCCGCCCCTCGGAGCCGACAACTGGAAGTCGTTGGTGAGCGTCTTGTCCATCTGAATCAACCCGCGGACCTTAGCGAGATACGTAAACACACTGGTCAAGTAGTCGCCAACCCGCTCATACTTGTTCTTCACGTCAGTCGCAGCCGACTCGCGGGCGCTCGACGCCGACGCCCGCCGGGAACCGCTGCTCGCCGTCCGCACCGACTGGATGAAGCGGGCAGCGTTGCGCTGGAAGACCCGGTAGAACTCACTGTCCTGTGGGATCTTCTTCGCCCAGTCCAGGTAGAAGTTCGACATCGCGGCCGCGCTCGTCTTGCCCTGCGCGTAGGACGTGGAAATCTTGCTCTCAGCGATCGAGAACTCGAACTGGGTGACAGTATTGCTGTACTGATCATAGAGCGGGTCCTTCGGACTGATGCCCTTGAGCCGCCCGCGCCAGTGTTCGAGGATCATGTCATCGGTGACGGGCGCGCCCTTGTACATGCCGCCCTTCTCCCACGCATCGGTAATGTTCCGATCGTTGGCGGCCTGCATGGCCTGAGCGATCGCCACGATCGTCGCCGTCAGCGAAGGAGCGGCGCGGGGGCGCCGGCCGAAAACGCCCCTGCGGGCCACGCTACCGCCTACCGAGCTTGGTAAGGTCTTGACGCGTAAGAATACGGCTCTTTGTCTGACCCTGCGCCGTGACCATGCCCTGCAACTGAGCCCGCTGCGGGGCACGAACCGTCGGAGCGCCACCGCCCGCCTTCGCCGCCGGAGCGCCGGGGACCATCCCCTCGGGTGGCATGATGCCCTGATCGCCCGGAAGCTGCGAGCCGGTCGTGTTGTCCGGCGTGGCGGTGCCAAGCGCGCCACGGAGCGCGTTCTGCTGGGCGCCCGCGCCCTGCTGGACCTGCTGCGGTGCCTGTGCGCCGACCGACTGGAGCGCACCGAGCAGAGTCGCCATCGTCATCACCTTCTCGGGATGCCGGGTGGCGTCGGTGTTACCCGCCTTGATCAGCTCGATCTCGGTCTGCGGATCGTCAATCCCGATGTGATCCATGCCCGTCTCGTCGGCCATCAGGCCACCGTTGACGAGGTTCAGGATGCGGGTCGCCTGCTCCATCTCGTCGCGCGGGTTGAGCGACGGGTCGGTGATGTCGAGGTCGCCACTGCCGGCGTCCACGATCCCCGCGATGGTCGCGTCCTTGTACGCCCAGACGGTGACGGCGAGATCCCAGATGTCGCCGTCCCACTCATACAGGACGCCACGCTTCATCGCCAGTCGAGTCACGTACGTCGCGATGAACGCGTTGATCGCCTTGGAGGACGAGAGCGCCTGGCTCGGCGAGTGACCGAGCAGGAGCGGGTTCAGGCCCGAAATCGTCACGCCCTCGTAATCGAGCCGGTCGAGGTACTGCTCGCCCTGGAACTCCATGACCATCGGCTGGACCGTCTCGATCCGCGCACCGGGGCCGGGGCTGATGATCTGACCGATCTTCGGCTTCGCGGTCTGCGGGACCTGCCCGGCGGTCGTCTCGGGACCGACGAGCTGCCACGCCGTCCCGCCCACGGCGGCATGGATCGCCTGGCTCAGCGCCGTGATCGTCTCGTACTTCTCGCGGATGATCTGCTCGATGTCGTACAGCTCGGAGCGACCGTTCGGGATGCCGGGCAGGTAGTCGTTGAACAGCACCTTGAACGGCAGCTTGCCCTGGAACTCGGGATGCTCCTCGTAGCGGACCAGCGCGCCACCGACGAAGACCGCGTTCCAGACCGCCATCTTCGTCCGGCCGCCGATCGTGCCGATGTCGCCCTTCTTCTTGAGGAACCAGTAGTCCCAGACCTCGATCATGGCGTTGCCGAAATGGAGCCATGTGCGCGACGGCGTGGAGTCAACGCCAGTGCCGTTCGTTGCCGTCACCCACGGCACGACCTTGCCGTTGAGGTCGCGGCCCTCGATGTCAACGCTGAACTCCTCCAGCACCGCCTCGGGGCTCATGCGCTGGACGTAGGCTGCCCACTGGAGCTTGTCGTAGGCGTCGGTCTTGTAGCCCAGCCACAGGTTGCGCGGCTGGTCGATGATCTCGACGCACGGGTAGCCCTTCTCGCCGTTCTCGGCCGGCTGCCAGTACACGCGTGCCGCCGACCGACCGTACAGGCTCTTGACGAACACGGCCTTGTGACGCTTGAGGTTCCACTTCTCCTTGCGCTTCCACGCGTACCGGACGCGCTCCATCGCAGCCGCCGCCTCGCGAGCCTCGTCGGTCGTATCGGTCGCGAGCATGTTCTCGACCGGTACGACCGACTGCAACGCTGACGGGATCGTGACGTACACATGCGCCGTGTTGACCGAAACGTGCGACCGGCCGTCCATCGTTGCGGACGGGTCATCCGCCCACAGGTCAGCGCCCCACTTCGTCAGACCTTCGGCGTAGAACAGTTGGTCGAAGCGGTCACACTCGTCAATGAACCGCTCCTGCTCCTCGCGCACGGACTCGCGCCGGGCACTGAGAGCTTGCAGGAGATCCTTGGCGCCGGAGTCGTCCAGCAGCTTGAGCGCGTTCTTGATGTCGAGATCAGCGTACTCGGCGACCATCAGTCACGGCTCCAGGCGTTGTCGGTGTTCAGGTCGTCACGCAGCCATGACGGTGTTCCGCGTGGAACATCACGCTCGGGCGCGAACGGGTTGAACGTAACGACCTGCCCGTCATCGGGGCCGCCCGAACGACGAACCTCGGCCCACGCGCAGGCGAGGGCCATCACGAAGTCCTGCTCGATGCCACGATCTGCAAGCTTGTACCCCGCCATCTGTCGCCGGCCCACCAGCCAGAGTCCGTGTCGCGGCATGATGAGCTTGCCCTGGTCGATCGCCGTCTTCAAGTCACCGAGCAACTTGAGCTTCTTCTGCTTCGAGCCGCCGAACTCGATCGCCCGCAAGGGGCTGATCCCGTCCAGCGCCTCTCGGAACATCTTACCGCCAAAGCCGGTCGCGTCAATCGCCGTCGCGCACGACGCCCGCAGGTTCGGCTTCGTGGAAGTGTAGGCGTTGTGCGAGTCGGAGGCCAGTGCCACGATCGAGTCGGTCGTCTTGCCCGAGCTGCCCCGCTGGCGCGTGACCTTCACGCCCACGACCGGCTTGCCACGGCGGTAGTCCGTGCTGTCCAGCACGACCGACCAACTGGAGTCGTAAGTCAGCGCGGCGTCCACGCCCTGGGCGTACACGTGCAGGTGCTTCGCCGTCTGCAACTCGGGCAGGTCATCCTTGAACGCCTCGTCCACCTTGAGGGCCGAGAAGTAGTTGGTCCGGCCCTCGATGAAGTAACCCTCGATGTTCTGCTTGACCAGCTCCTCGGGCATGTCGGCGACGAGGCGGTCGAACACGTCCTGCTGGAGCCCGTAGCCCACGTTGTCGCGCGTGCTCATGCGGACCGCCATCCGGTCGGGGGCACGGTCAGGAGCCTCGGGGTTGCCCGTCTCCCAGAGGTCCGAGAAGCCCGTGATGCCCTCGGTCGGCGTGGACGCGAGGATCAACTGCCCACCCGTCCCCATCCTGCGGAGGTTGAGCACTTCGCCGAACACGAAGTCGAGATGGCTGTCGTGCGCGCACTCGTCGTACGTGATCAGGTCCATGTCCCGCCCCAGCGAGCCCAGCCCGCGCTCGCTCGTCGTCCGAAAGTGGATCTGGGCGCCGCCCAGCATCTCGTGGAAGACGAAGTGGCGGTACTCACCCTGGTACTTCTTGTCCCACGTTGCCCACTGGCCGATCTCGTCGGTCAGCGGGCACGTTCCGTTGATCTGCCCCTCGTGCGTGCCCGACGCGATCTTCACCAGGTCCATGAAGACCAGCTCGGCGATCTCCTGCTGGATCGCGAAGTGGAACGCGGTGTACTCCGCCTTCATCCACCGCCCGAAGTCCTTGTCCGAGCTGCCCGGCGGCTTCTTGCCGACCTTGTAGATGCACGAATGGGCGATCGCGATGGTCATGGCGAGGGTCTTGCCGGCCCGGTTGCCCGCCGAGAGCAGGATCGTGAGGTACGCAGCCCGCCATTTGGTGTGATTGCGGGTCAACAGGGCTTTCAGGAACCGCACCTGGCCCGGATGAACGCGGATCCCGAGGAAACGGAGGGCAAAGAACTCGATGTCCCAGTGACCGCGGGCGAGATCGGCCTTGAAGTCGCTCATCCGACCACTTCGTACGCCTCGCCCTCGATCACGAGATCGTCGGGCGGTTCGAGCAGCCCGATCGGGCCGTATCCAGCCAGCGCGCGGGCCATCATCAGGAACATCTGGCGATCAGTGGTCGCCGCCGCCCGCTTGTCGAGGATCTGGACCGCCGCGAGGCCGTCACGGATCGACGGCTCCAGCCGACCCTCCTGCACCGCCTCGATCGTCGCGTCACGGATCAGGATGGCGAGGTCGGCGGGCTTCTTGGCGGCCGATGGGATCGGGATGTAGTGCTTCCTGTGGGTCAGGATCGACTGCGCGCCCGTCTTGAGGTTCATGTCGTCGGTCAGCACGCCCGCGATGAACGCCGCCGAGTAGCCCTTAGCGAGCTGGGCGTCCACGTAGGCGGTCTTCCGCGGATCGTTGCAGATCGAGCACCGCTTCGGGGCAGGGATGATCTCGGGGATCTTCGGCACGCGCCGGCGGCCGACGACCTGGGGCTCGTCATCATCGGTCATGCTGCCAACACCGCCTGGATCTCCTTCCACTGATCGGGCTTCCAAACTACAGCCACCTGTCCAGCGGCGATCAGGATGTCGAGCCACGCCCACTGTTTCGGCGTCGGGTGGGTCAGCACCCGCTTGAACTCGGCAAAGATCGGCTGACGGCCCGGCTTCACGAAGATCACGTCGGGGAACCCGTCGGCGTCCCCGCTGACGGGTGTCGCCCAGACAGGAGCGTCGGGCGTGCCCGCGACGATGGCCTGGTAAAAGTGAACGGCTCTCCAGCCGCGCTTGCGGGCGAACCGGATGACCTTCGCCTGAAACGCCGACTCCAGCACAGCGCGATCCGCGCGCTCGGTGTCGGTCAACTTGCGTGCCATCGCAAGTACGGTAGCACGCCCGCACAACTGAACGCAAAATCACCACTTGACACCATCTCCCGTATCGCCTAGTATCTTCCTTGTCACTTCCGCTGGCTCCCCCTAGGGAATGAAAGCGTCCTCCGGCCGGAGGCGTGGTGCGTGAGAACCTAGAACAGCGGCGGAAGTGACCGAGCCACCCCCAATCACCCCACAGGAGGCACCACGCATGGGCAACATCGTCAAGATCACCGCCGGCGGACCCGACATCGAGGCCGGGGTCTACCCCGCCAAGCTCACCGGGGTCAGCATCTTCGACCCCGAGGACGACAAGGGCAACAAGACCAGCCAGTACGGCCCGTCGCGCAAGTGGGAGTTCGATGCGCTGGACGAGGGCGAGCTGGTCGAAGTGGACTGCCTGACCTCGCTGTTCCTCAACTCGGGCAGCCGTGGCGGGCAGAACCTCACCGCGATCCTCGGCCGTCAGCCGGAAGTCGGCGAGGAAGTCGATCTCGATGACCTCGTTGGCAAGCCGTGTCAGGTCGTCATCGGGCTCAACAAGAAGGGCACGCGGATGACCGTCGTGCAGGTGCTCCCGGCGAAGAAGGTCAAGGCGTGAACGACGACCCCCTGATGACCGTCCACGACATCGCGAAGATGTGGGGTGTCCACGTGCGGACGGTTCGCACGTGGATCCGCATTGGCCGGCTGGCGACCGTTCGGACGGAGGGCGTGTTCCGCGTCCGCGTCCGGCTGTCGGTCGCAGAGTCGGCCCTGGGAGAACGACCCAGCACGACGGCGTAACCCCGTGAGCGACAACGTGCTACTCGCAGGTATCGAGTACATGCGGGCTGGCTTGGCGATCCTCGCCCTGAACGGCAAGTCGCCGAACGGGCGGTACCACAAGCCGAACCAGACGCCAGCGTGGGACCCGTTTACATCCCCGGACGACCCACGCTGGGCGAAAGCAGCCGCCCACCGCTCCACGAGCGGCGTCGGGCTAATCATCCCCGAGCACCTGTGCGTGCTCGACATCGACGGAGAGGCCGGAGCGGTCGCGTTCCGGCAGCTCGTCGGCCCTGGCGTGCCGTGGTGGGGGATCGCCAGGACCGGACGGGGGCTGCACCTGTGGTTCCTGTCACCGCGGGTCATCCGCAACGGGAAGCTGGCCGAGAAACTGGACATCAAGGGCCACGGGGGCTACGTCGTCGCCCCGCCGTCCGTCCATCCCGAGCTGGGGACGGTCTACGAGTGGCTGGATCCGCTCGTCGTTGACGGCCAGGTCCACACCGACTTCCTGCCCGACGCCATCGAGGAGGCCATCGCCGCACGGGAGGGAGAGATGTCCGTGGGCCTTGCGGGGACGTTCCGCGGTGGTAGCCTTGATGGTCTTACGCGCCACGTCGCGTCATCGACCGAGGGCGGCAGGAATGACACCTTGAACTGGGCCGCGTGGACGGCCCGCCAGGACGGCTTCCCCGTCTCCGAAGCCCTCCCGGCGCTCGTTGAGGCAGCGATGACGGCAGGGTTGCCGCAAGCAGAAGCCGTGCGGACCGTGAAGTCCGCCTACCGAGGGGCACGATGACCGACCTAGACCTCGACGCTCTCGAAAACACAGCTAGAGATGCCCGAGCCGCGGGCGCCCTGTGGATCAGGGTTTTCCCGAACACCCTTCTCACCCTGATTGAACTAGCCAGAGCGGCACAAGAAGCACCAGCACCTGAGGAATGGAACGCCAGCAGCATCGCCGTTCATTCGTGGGAGCGCGATCACGAATGACAGTCCACGAGAAGCCTGTTGGCGCAACCGTCGAGTGGTACACGCCGCCCGAACTGTTCGCCAAGCTCGATCTGGAGTTCGACCTCGACCCGGCGTCGCCGAACCCCCCCGTCCCGTGGGTTCCAGCCGCGCGGTTCATGTGGCAGGACGGCCACACGCTCCCGTGGACGGGCCGCGTGTGGCTCAACCCGCCATACGGCCCCAAAGCGGTCCCGTTCGTGGAGCGAATGATCGCCCACGGCGACGGGATGCTCCTGCTCCCAGCCAGAACCGAGACGCGAGCGTTCCAGCGAGCCGCAACGGAGGCCAAGGCGGTCTGCTTCCTCCGTGAACGGCTCTGGTTCAAGCGCGCCGACGGGTTCCAGGCACGGTCATCGTTCGGGTCAGTCCTGTTCGCGTTCGGGTGGGACTGCTGGTACGCCCTCCAGACAGCCGATCTGGGCTTCACCGTCTCGAACGACTGATGGTGGCTAACCTCATCGAGTTCCCACCGCCCGCGCGCGTACGCGAGGAAGACACGGACCCCGAGTTCTCGGACAAGCTCGTGGACGGCCCCGGCAACGACGACGTGGAGGTCCCCGAGGCCGACAAGAAGCTCGTGCTGGACAAGACGGACGACCGCCTGGCGGACCTGTACGACCGGCCGTGGCCGGCGGGGATCAGGGACCGGGTGCGGTACGACCACAGCAAGCAACGCTGGCACGTGCTCGCGGAGAAGACGAGCATCTGGCGGCCGGACGAGACGGGCATGATCTACTTCCTGATGGCGGAGTGCCTGGGCAGGTGGATGGCGTCGGCCGCCCTCGACGGCGCCACGGGAAAGATCGCCGCGTACTCCGTGCTCCTCAACCAGCAGAAGAAGGAGTCGGTCCTCAAAGCCCTCCGCTGGCACCGCGGGATCGCGATGAAGGGCGACGAGTGGGACCCCGACTCGAACCTCCTCGGCTGCGCGAACGGGATCGTTGACTTGCGAACGGCCAAGCTGATCCGGGGCCAGCACCCGGAGTTGCTGGTGACGCGCTCGACGGGGATCGTCTACGAGCCGGACGCGTGGCAGACGAAGTGCCCGCGGTTCATGTCGTTCCTGCTGGAGATCACGTCGGGGAACCTGGAGCTGACGCAGTACCTCCTGCGCGTGCTGGGCTACAGCCTGTACGGCGCCCAGCGCGAGCAGAAGTTCTGGGTGTTTATCGGCAACGGCCAGAACGGCAAGGGCGTGCTCGTGAAGGCGGTCGCCCACGTGCTGGGGGACTACGCCATGTTCGCCTCGTCGGCCATGTACATGCGGTCCAAGCACGGCGATCCGGGCTCGTCCGGGCCGCGGGCGGACCTGATGGCGTTGCAGGGCAAGCGGTTCCTGACGACCTCGGAGCCGGTCCAGGGCGCGTTCAACGACGAGCTGGTCAAGCACCACACGGGCGGCGATCCCGTCCGCGCTCGCGCGCTCCACTCGAACACCGAACTCCAGTTCCCGCCGACGTGGACGATCTTCTTCCTGACGAACAACCCGCCCAAGCTCGAAGACGTGGGCAAGTCGATGCAGCGCCGGCTGCGGGCGGTCCACTTCAACGAGGACTTCTCGGGGCCGCGGGACGACAAGAACCTGGAGGAGCTGTTCAAGGGGCCGGAGGCGGTCGGGATCCTGTCCACGCTCGTCATGCAGGCCGCGCTGTACTTCGACGCCGGGCTGACCGAGCCGGAGATCGTCACCGACTCGTCCAGGCAGTACATCGAGGAGAACGACCCGATCAGCGAGTTCATCCACGACTGCTGCGTCATCGAGCCGCGAGTGTCGGTCCAGTCCAAGCTCCTGTTCGCCGAGTACATGTCCTGGTCAGCCGAGACGGGAGCCGAGGCGCTGACGCTCTCCGCGTTCGGGGCGGCCATCGCCCGACGGTTCACCAAGGAGAAGCGCCGGAACGGCATCTTCCACCTCGGGATCCGGCTCAAGGGAGCGATGGAGTTGGCGGCCGCCGACCAGGGCTCGTAACCGAACAGTCTTTCGGTTCGTGCACGGACGATTTGACGACCATCAAACTGACGACCACTTCGAGACAGGCCCTATTTGCGTCCTGACGCAACAAGCTACTTGCGTCTATGTGCAAGCAGTGTGCACGCTATTTGCGTAAACGCGCAAGTGTGTGCACACCTGTGCATACTTTTCATACTTTCCCCGAAAGTTCTAAGCTGTACGCTCGCGTAAGGGAGTTATCGGGGAATGTGTGCAGAGTGTGCAAGGGTGTGCACACTCAAGCGACCTTGAGTACCGAGGTCAGGTGCGCTTGAGTACCGAGGTCAGGTGCGCTTGACGGGTAGCTCATTTATCCAGCGGCGGGCACCTGGTCGGGCTCTCGATCGCTCAGAGGCTGGCCTCGGATCTCGTCCATTACTCAGAGGCGGGCATGTTCACTTCCCGCGCGCGCCGGCGGAAACCTGGCCGGGTACCGGGTAGGGGCCGCCCGCGATCGCGGGCGCCGGCCGGTCGGGTACCTGTAAGAACGTGCATGTATGCACATATCGGGCGGGGGGGGGGCTCGGCCGGGGCTCCGGCCCTGGC